CCAGGAGCTGAATCAGGCGCAGACGCAGACGCTTGTTGATTATATGTATCAAACAGTACTGACAATCTGCGGCATGCCCAACCGGAACGGCGGCACTTCGACGAGCGACACCGGATCGGCGGTTATTATGCGCGACGGGTGGTACGCGGCGGAGGCGCGGGCGAAAGATTCCGAACTGATGTTTAAAATGTCGGAAAAGGAATTTTTAAAAATCGCGTTGTCTATTGCGGAGATTTCCCGCGGCGTAAAATTGAAACTGTCCGCCGTTGATATCCGGTTTACTCGCCGCAATTACGAGGACATTCAGGCAAAAGCTCAAGTGTTAATTCAGATGCTCTCGAATGATAAGATTCATCCGAAGCTGGCGTTCACCCATTGCGGTATGTTTACCGATTCTGAATTAGCGTATAACGACAGCATGAAGTGGTACAAAGACCAGGAAGCGGCGACGCTTAAACTGCTGGAAAAGGACGCCGAACATGAAGCGATAGACGACGATGTATGAGTACGCCGATAAGGTTCTTCGCGCCCTGCGGAAAGAATATATTCGGCTGTTTAACGGTTTTGGCGGTCTTGCGTCTTTTGACGAGCTGAATGTTCTTTCTTCTGCAAAGGTTTTATATCAAAAGTTAGATGATATAACAAAACAGGGCTTTCTCCTTGCTGCCAACCGAGCGTACGCCGATGCGAGGAACGATTTAAAATCGTTTGACGTGGGGGCAGACGTCTTAACCGAGTTTTGGCTGCTCGGTTGGCTAAATGATTATAATCCGGTTACAAAGTATGTGTATGCACACGAGGTTGAGCGGAAATGCGCTCGGTTTGCCGAAAGCGTGATAGCGAGTACGGCTCGCGCTGCGGAGATTAAAACCGGTTTACGATATTGGTCCGCGATGGTTGCTCATTACGCGATTGAGGTTACCGATAAAGCCACTGTGAAAGCTTATAAGGATTGCGGCGTCAAGCGCGTAATGTGGCTGACCGTTCCGGACGAGAGAAGATGCGGTAGGTGTTTTAAGCGGCATGGAAAGGTCTACGATATTGACAAATTGCCGCCTAAACCGCATTTAAATTGCCGATGTTATTTTGTGCCGTATGGGGGTGATAAATAATAATTATTATTAATCCCAAAGCGTTCACTCCTGAGGTTATTGCCGAGATTCAAAACGCTTTAGCGCGGGGCAATTCCGTCGAGGTGAAATTGGAGCGAGATAAAATTGTTATTGTGGAACTTCAGCGCAAAGTAAAAATTAAGGCTTCTGCGAACGGGCAGAAGTAGACGGTCAACAGGGACCATGAGCTTAAAGCTTATGGTCTCTTTTTCTTTATAAACAGAGATAGGGAAATCTCTCTAAACAAACGCAGACAGGAGACAACCTGAATAAACGGAACACACAGTCAGGGAAGACTTAAAAACGCAGGAGGTATTTAATGGCAAAAATCGACATCACCAAAATTGAAGGTTACGCGGGCATGACGCCCGAACAGAAGATCGCCGCGCTTGAGGCGTTTGAACTTGAAGATAATTCTTCCGAGCTGGAGCGGTACAAAAACGCTTTAACAAAAGCCAACAGCGAAGCGGCCGAGTGGAAAAGAAAACATAATGACAAATTAAGCGAAGAAGAACAGCAGAAACAGGCGAGTGAGGAAGAGCTTACCGCGCTGAGAAACACGGTTGCGGCGCTGCAAAAGGAGCGAACCGTCGCCGAAAATAAGGCTCATTATCTCAGTCTCGGCTATGATGACGCGCTCGCGTCCGACACGGCTAAGGCTATGGCTGACGGCGATACGGCAAAGATTTTTGCCAATCATGCGAAATTCCTTGAAACGCATAATGCGAAACTTAAAGCTGAATTATTGAAAACGACACCGAAGCCGCCCGCTGGTGAAGGCGGAAACGCGGGCAGGGATTATCAGAAAGATATCGACACCGCGCTTTCAGGCGGCGATTTCACAACTGCCGCCACGCTTATAAGACAGCAGGCGGAACAAAGTAAAGGAGATTAATATATGGCAGATGCTATAATTCAGAGCTTCGGAGTACTGAACTATTCCGGCATGCTCTTTAATAAGGGCAACACAAAAACGCCCTTTTCATCCCTCATCGGGGGTAAGCGTAAAACTACTAATTCCGTAGAGTTCGCCACCGGTCAGGAATATACAACCAGCGGAGGATCTCAGCCGGCGATTTCCGAGACTGCGTCGCTGACGGCGCCGGATTCGACCTACATCACGAGAGAGCAGAAGACAAACGTCACGCAGATATTTCACGAAAGTGTTTATATCTCGTACGCCAAACAGTCAAACATGGGAACCCTCTCCGGCGTCAACATCGCAGGACAGACAGCAAATCCGGCGAATGAGCTTGATTTCCAGGTCGCGGCGAGGATGCAGAAAATCGCCCGTGATATTGAGTACACTTTCATCCAGGGCGTGTATAACAAATCAGCGGCTGACGGCACTGCAAATAAAACCCGCGGCATGAACGCGGCGATTACCACTAACCAGCTCAGTAACGACGGCGAGGGTCTCCGCGTCTGGGATGTAGCCAACGCGATGAAGCTTATCTACGATTCTCAGGGCGACACAAATGGTCTTGTGTTGTGGGTTGACGCAGTTACTCTGTTCCAGCTCAACGCTGACGCAGAGGCGAACGGCAACACCATTGTTCCCGCGGCGAGAAACATTAACGGAATCGCTATTGACACGCTGCTTACCCCTCTCGGCACAATCGGCGTGTATCTCGGCGAGTTCCTGCCGTCCGGTACCGCGCTGATATTTAACCCGTCCGTAATCAGTCCGGTTGAGCAGCCGGTCCCTGGAAAGGGCAATTTCTTCATGGAAGAACTCTCAAAAACCGGCGCGGGCGCTAAATATCAGATATTTGGTCAGCTCGGACTCGACCATGGTCCTGAATGGATGCACGCGAAGATAACCGGCATCTCGACGAGCTTCACTAAACCGAAAGCGGGTGTTAAGATTTATGCGGTTGATCCGCTTCCGACGGTTGATGAACTTCCGGTTATTGACACGGTCACCCTCAGCGGCACTCCCACCAAAGGAACTGCGACCGATTCGCTGGTTGTCACCTATGTCGGAACGCCCACCGCGTCTGCAACGCTCACTTATAAATGGCAGAGAGCCAACACGCCTACGGGTACTTTCGCTGATATCGCCAGCGCTACCGGCGCTACTTACACGCCTGTGGAAGCGGACGTCGGTAAGTATATCCGCTGCGTAGTTACCGCAGCCGGTACTGCGGCGGGAACTAAGGCGTCTAACTCTAAGAAGGTTATAGACTCAGGAACTTAATTTAAATAGGAGGTAAGCAATATGACTGACGAAGAAAAACTTGCTCTTGTGAAATCGCTTTTGCAGGAAGACGAGCCTACTGATGACGCCGTATTGCTTGCCTTCCTGTCCGTTGCGGGGCAAAAGATAATACAGCGGGCATATCCTTTCAGCGTCGATGTTACCGAAGTGCCGGATAAGTACGCCACTAATCAGGTGGAGATAGCCTGTTATCTTCTCAATAAACGCGGCGCTGAGGGGGAGACCTATCACAGCGAGGGCGGCATCAATCGCTCTTACGAGAATGCGGATGTTCCTGAATCCATGCTTGCGCGGGTGGTTCCGTATGTCGGGGTGCTGTAATGAAAATTCTGCATCGCAACAAGCGGAAGTTCCATTATGCACTATTTGACAAAAAAGAGCTAATAAAAGACGAATACGGCAACGAAAGCGGCGAATATAAGGTGCTTTATAAAACCCCAAAAGTAATGAGAGCTAACATATCCGCCGCTACCGGTGAAGCTCAAATAGAACAGTTTGGAAGTTCTTTGTTGTACGATAAGGTTATAATAACAGATAATCTTAGTTGTCCGATTGATGAACATTCCGTGTTGTGCATCGATTCACCGCCTGTGTATGATGCGGACGGGAACTTGATTTACGATTATGTCGTAAAGCGCGTTGCTAAGTCTCTGAATACGATATCTTACGCAGTCAGCAAGGTTGATGTGTCGTGAAAACGATAAGATGCACTATCGGAACTGTCAGCAAAGCGCTCGCTGAAATTGAGCGCTATCGAAACGAACTGAAGAATAAAACTCGAATCTTTATGGGGCGTTTAGCTGAAATAGGGATTGAGACAGCGGCGGTTCGTTTCGCTAACGCGATATATGACGGCACAAATGATGTTGTAGTAGATAAGTCCCCTACATGGATAGACGATAATAAATTAGCTATTTCGGCATCCGGAAAATCCATTACATTTATTGAGTTCGGTTCCGGCGTGCATTACGCTGCTGACAGCCACCCTCTGGCTGGTGAGTTCGGATTTAGCCGCGGCGGTTACGGACATCGTTTAGGACGATTCGACTCGTGGCGATATCGCGGCGACCCTGGAACAAGCGGCGAGATTATAACCGAGGGNAAGCACGCGGGCATGGTTCGGACGCACGGAAACCCAGCCAACCGCGGAATGTACGACACCGGAAAAGAATTAAGAGAGCAAATCGCGCAGATAGCGAGGGAGGTGTTTGGTAATAATTGACATAGAAAATGAAATCTTTACTAAAATTGCCGCCGAACTTCGTCCCTTGTTTCCCGGCATCACGGTGTCGGGCGAAGATCTACGGACTCCCTCTTCGTTTCCGAGCGTTAGTATTGTCGAAGCGGATAATTACACCGTGCGGAGGACGCAGGATTCCGGTAATAGCGAAAATCATGCTAACCTCATGTACGAGGTAAATGTTTACTCGAATAAGACAAGCGGGAAAAAAACCGAATGTAAGAATATTATGTCAGTAATTGATAATATGTTTCTTAGTTTCGGGTTTACCCGCTCTATGAAAAACCCTGTTTCAATGGACGACGCGACGATTTATCGGATGATTACCAGATATACGGCGGTCGTCTCTACAAATCAAACAATATACAGGAGGTAATATATGGCTATATCAACCTATTTAGTCTTTCTTATGCAGAAAGGCACTGGCAGCGCATATACCAAAGTAGTTGACATAAAAAGTTTCTCTGACCTCGGCGGTCCCGCTGAGATGCTTGAAACAACAACCCTGACTGACGGGATGCAGACCTACATTCCGGGCATTCAGATGTTAGACGCGCTGGAATTTACAGCCAACTATACGAAGACCGACTACAACACCGTCGCGGCGCTTAAAGGCACCGAAAACGATTACGCCGTCTGGTTCGGCGGCACTGTTTCCGGTAGCACGGTTACCCCTACTGGCTCGGACGGCAAGTTCGAGTTCAAGGGCAAGCTCGACGTGTTTGTATCCGGTGGCGGCGTAAATGAAGTAGTCGACATGACAATTTCAATCGCGCCGAGTACGCCGATTACGATAGCANCTTAATAGCGTAACGAGGAGGGTTATACTATGGCTAAAACACTCACTATCACAGCTAATGATGTTGAATACACACTTGAATTTACGCGTAAAACCGTTTCGACCCTTGAAAAGCAGGGATTTATTCTCAGCGATATTGCCGAGAAACCCATGACAACCCTCCCTGAACTGTTCGCGGGGGCGTTCCTGGCGCACCACCGGTATGTGAAAAGAGAAGTAATCGACAGTATATATGATAATATGCCGAATAAAGAAGACCTGATTAAACGGCTCGCGGAGATGTACAACGAACCAATTGAGGCGCTTATAGCCGAGCCGGAAGAATCAGAGGGAAACGTG